TTTGGTGGAATAGCATCATCCCCTAATTTAGAAAGAATTATACTGCCTCCCTCTATTCTATCTGCGCTTAAATATCCCGCGTTAATTTTTGTAGCATTCAAGTCGTTTATTTTTGCATTTGTTATAATAGCATCTTTTATCTGGGCGGTGAGAGTAATTACTTCCCCTGCAATAAGTTTTCTAGCAGATATTATTGCGTCTCCTACCTCTGCCGCGGCTAGGGGCGTAAAATTTATAGTCTGTGCGGCTGAAAAACTTCCAGGCCCGTAAGTATCTACTGCTCGAACCTTATAATGAGTTCTATCTTTAATAACAAACTCATCATCCGCGTCAGGTGTTCCGGACGGCCACGAAGCTACTGTTACCTGCCCTGTTGCGTTATTGAAAGCTGTCACTACTGCCTCTTGCCCATCATAAGTACCACTTGTCTGCACAATCACATCACCAACAAAATAATCTACTCCTGCTCCTATCAAGGTAGCGTCTGTTATGCTTGTAGCGTCTGCTGAATCTGCTATTGCATCGCTAGGGGATTTTCCCTGGACTATTGCTTCTGTTCCTGATACTTTTGCCTCAAGCGCTTCTTCGCCAGCCCAAGCATTAGTCGCGGAACGATATATTTCATAATATCTTAAATCAGCATCAGCAACATCTGTCCATTCTATCTTAGCAAAACCAAACCATTGGGTAGAAGTAATTGTAGGTGTTGCCGGTACAGCATTAGTTGGAGTTACTGTTTGAGCTGCCGATGAATAATTCCCTGACCTATCGAAGGCCTTTATATAATGGGCTCCAGGGGCTCGCGAACTAGGCGTTACTATTGTATGGGTATTAGTCATTCCCCTATATTTTAAATGAGCATTCTGCGTACCCCAGTTAGCATCCTCTGTCCTTATTTCGTAACCCGCTAAGTCGTTATCTGTATTTTTTTCCCAAGTGAAAACTATTTCATTTGTAAATGTATATGCAAAACTTATAACATTACTAGGGTTGACCGCTTTTCCCAGAATAGTAAGTTCTGCTGATGTTGTTCCTGTATTGACAATATTGTAAATGGTTGCTGCCTTTACCTTTACATAATAAGCTATACCCACCTCCATATTTGGTATAGTAAAAGCATTTTCTTTAGAAGTACCAACTACTTTATAATCGCCCCCACCTTTTTTTAATTCTATTAAATAATAATCAAGAAACTTCTTTTCAGTAGTATGGTCAAATGCCACTGTTATGTCTGATATATAAGTACCATCTTTATTTGTATAATTTGATTCCGCTATTACTAAATTATCAACATTAGGACACGGTACATGAGGGCTTATAGGAGTACCATAATCAAACTGCATCACTCCGCTACCATAACTATCATCATATAAGGCCTCGTAATATTCCCTGCCTATAAAAGTAACTCTATTATTTGGGGCTTCTTCCATGCTTAATACTCTAAAGGGCTTATCTGTCCACCCGGGAGTGTCATGAGTTACCGTTATTACGTCTCCTATCTCACATTTTATTCCTTGTATATTTGTCTCAAACGAACAAAGGGTTCCGCATATATTCGCCAAATCTGAATAAAATCGTGCCATTCTTGAGGCTTGGGAAAAACGAGTAATGCCCCACATTCTAAGATCTGCGGGAACCACTGCCTCATCACCCAATGCCTCTCTTTCTCTTTGAGAGATTTCATTATTATGATAAGCTATGGTTTTAGTATAATTCTGGTCTGGGTCTATAAATTCAACCCCTACTCTATTTGGACTGTCGTCTTTGCCTAAAAGATGATAAGTAAAAGAACCACTTATTATGTTATCCTCATCAAATGCCTGAACCGTTGCTCCTGTTGTTTCAATATTGAGTTTTACAGTTGGTCCAGTAAAAGATAAAAATCCGCCAAAAGTGGACATTATATCATGAACAACATCATAGGCCTTTAATCTTTCGTCTAAAAGAAAATTATAAGTCGCCCTTTTTTCAGTTCCAACTTCTCCTGGGGCTTTATCTATTAAAGCGTCGCAATATGCTGCTGCTGTTTTAAAACTAGCATCATTAAGCCACGCTTCATTTAAACCCCATCCCCAATCTGAATTAGTTAAGACCGCCCTTAAAATCCATACTGGATTGTTAGAATATTCAGTTACCCATGCTGATCCTACTGTGTCCCATACTTTTATTTTCACACCTTCTGCCACACACGTAATAGCTGGTTGACCGCCCGTTAATTGATCGGAAGCTTGCAAAGTAACCGCTAAATAAGCTGTATATTTTAATCCTTTTACATCCCCACTTGCGCGGGCATCAGGAGTCTGCGCTGCCGTTCCAAGATAAGTATCATAGGAACATCCAGTTAAATCGCCTATTGCTATATCATTTACCCTTACATCTGAAATTGAATTTATTTCCCCTTCTGATAATGTTATAAATTGATATATTGTTTCCGCGCCTGCTAATGGGCTCTGCCATATAATATTACCTGCCAATTTAAGTGAACCGAACAATACAGGTAAGGGTATTTCGTTGCTGGAAGTATTAGTAAGAGCTCCAAATAATCTTTGGCTTTGGTACCGCGGAGAGATGCTTTTTTTAAGTTTCTTTTGCTCTGCTATGCCGCCAATAAAGCCACCAACAGAAGCGCCTAAAAGAGCACCAGTAATAACACTAGCAAACAGAGTAGCGCCGAATACATATCCACCGGCACTTAATCCCGCAGTTCCTATCGCTGCCCCTAATGCTGCTCCTATCGCTATTGCTGGCATTTTATTCCTTAATCCTTATGGCAAAGAAAAATAATTTCTTATGCCTTTCAGTTAGCTGTATAAGTTCTGATTTCTTTCCCTCTTCTATATGCAAAAAATATCCTTTACCTATATATACTGCCGCTTGCGCTACTTTTTTTTTGTCAATAGAAAATGCTATGATGTCATTGGCCTTTAACTGATTAAAACCTATGATAAGTTTCCCGTATCTGGGCAATATCTTCTGCATAGCATCGTCATACCTATCGGGGGTGGCCTCACGCCAATCTTCACTAACAGGCATGCCATCAGTATGCGGAATAGTAACGCCTTTCTTTTTTAGGTAACAATACATTATCCCTACGCAATCCACGCCTTCCTTTATATTCCTGCCACCTAACTTGAAAGGTATGTTTAAAAATTCAGGATCTACTATTTGTTCAGGTTTTGGTATCATTTCCATGCCCAGTTAAATAAGATTATTAAAAGAGGCAAATATATTAACCAAATACACATATTAACAACTAAGGCCTTGCCTCTGTATATCTTTAAGTTCGCCCAAAGTCCTATAATCTGCAAGATTACAACAACAAAAAAATAAAGAATCCTCATTTTACCCTCCAATTTTAACGCGCTACAAGTAGTTGCGGTATGGAATGAAAACCGCTAAAGTTTGCGTCATTGCTAAATTTATCCGCACACGAAACTAATGTCTTATCACAACCTCGATACACTGTGTATCCATCCCCAGTTGTTGGTACAGATGGGAGAGGAAAATCGAGATATATCTCCCCGGAAGAAGATTTTCTGACTAATCTTTTTTCGCCAATATTCGCCGCTGTTCCTGCCGTTATATGTAACTCTCCGAATCGCCAATAATTAGTTGCCTCGGAACGCGTTGCGTCTTTTATTATAAGCTGTGTACTATCAACATCCATGGTTCCTGACTGTTTATTATCGGCATGATCTCTATCTATTGTGCATCTGGTATCACCAAATCTTTGGTTGCATAATAATTGTTGCTTGCGCCTAGGGATAACGGTATTTAAAGTACCAAAAAGAGGGGTTACTTTAATTTCCATCTTATCCTCTCTCATTATTGGTTTATCCATAATACCTATCGGAATTATCCATATTTGATGGCTTACTGAATCAAGGTGATCTAAAAAAACCTTTCTTATCGTTATTCTTCTTCCTCTAAATTCATTTGCCGCTACATAAGAACTCATATAACTATTAACATTAGTGAGTTCTACTCTCATTGTATCAATCTTATCAGTAGAACGCGAAGAGGGGCTTCTGCTAAGAGATAATGCTGTATAAGTTTGCGCACCACTATTTA